GCAGATGGCACCCGCCCCGGGTATGGCGGCACCTATGCAGCAGATGGCACCCGCCCCGGGTATGGCGGCACCGCAGCAGATGGCACCCGCCCCGGGTATGGCGGCACCTATGCAGCAGATGGCACCCGCCCCGGGTATGGCGGCACCGCAGCCCAATCACCAATTCGTGCAGAACGCAATCACGCCGCAGTACATCATGACCGCCGCCGCACAGGGCTACACGCGCGAGCAGTGGAATGCGCAAGGCTATGACGACACGTACCTTGTAAATAACGGCATGATGCAGCTGGGCTAATTTGTCACGGTGAGCTAAACCCGGTGCAACTTGCCGGGCTTTTTATTGAGGGGTCTGAAATGCAACAAGTTGAGTGCGACGTTGAGTGCTACCGTAATTATTTCCTCGTAAAGTTTTATAAGGGCGAGCAGTTTATTGACTTTATGATGTACCCCGGCATAACGCTTGATTTGGTTGCGTTGCGCGAATTTTTGTTTTCGCATGAAATTGTAACGTTTAACGGCACCAACTATGACGTGCCGATGATTGCCGCCGCGCTGACCGGGGCAACTTGCGAACAGCTTAAAGCGTATAGTGATTCAATCATTGTGGGTCGCGTTAAGTATTGGGAATTTTACAAGCTGCACAACATACCTGAGCTGTACGACTTAAAGCACATTGACATTTTTGAAGTTGCCCCAGGCGTGGCCATTGGCCTAAAAATGTACATGGCGCGCATGCACAGCAAGACGCTGCAAGACTTGCCAATTGACCCGGCGGCATATGTCACTTATGCGCAACAACCGCTAATGACAAAGTATTGCGGTAACGATTTGATCGGCACGCGAGAATTAAAAATTGAATGCGCCGGCCGCCTAAAGCTGCGGGAATGGTTGGGGGAAACTTACAACACCAATGTTATGAGTAAGTCAGACGCGCAAATAAGTGAGGCTGTAATTAAAGCTGAACTACCGTTTAAACCCCAGCGCGAAACATACCCGCACGGCTATCAGTTCTATTATGCTGCGCCTGACTTTATCCAGTTTTATACCCCGACAATGCGCCAGGTGTTGGCCACGGTGCTGTCAACGCCCTTTACCGTCAATGACGTTGACCAACTATTACGCAGTAGCGGGCAAGCCCCGGGGGGTGAGGTTACAGACATTGACGGTAACAAGATCAAAACGGGCATAATTATACCGCCGGAAATTGCCGGCACGGATATACGCATTGGTGACGGCGTGTACCGCTTGGGCATTGGTGGGTTGCATAGCCAAGAGAAGTCAGCATGGCACCGCACTATTGAAGGCGTTGAGGTTTTAAGTGACCATGACGTTGCAAGTTACTATCCGTCGCTAATACTGCTAATGAATATGTATCCCAAGGCGATTGGTGAGCAGTTTATTGCCATTTATCGCGCTATATATAAGTTGCGACGTGAGGCTAAGGTAAAGGCCGACCAATGCAAAAAGACTGGCGACAAGGACGGCGCAAAGCATTGGAAAACAGTTAGTGACGGTTTAAAGATTGTTCTCAACGGCGCGTTTGGTAAGTTGGGCAGCAAGTACAGCATATTGTTTGCACCCGAACTGTTGATCAGAACAACCATTACGGGTCAGCTCGCATTGCTGATGCTCATTGAATGTCTCGAGTTTAACGGCATTCCGGTTGTGTCGGCCAATACTGACGGCATTGTATTGAAGACGCCAGCAAGCAAAGAAGCGTTACGCGATGAAATTATAACTTGGTGGGAAAATGCCACGGGGTTGGAAACTGAGGCAACTTTCTACACGGCAATCTTTAACCGCGACGTAAACAACTACATTGCCTTTAAGCCGGACGGCAGCCACAAGGCAAAGGGTTGTTACGGTGAGGCAGGGGTAAGCCCGGCAGCCAGCCCGACCGGCAAGCATCCTGACAGGGAAATATGCAGTGAAGCGGTTGTGGCCTTCCTGGCGCACGGCACGCCGCTGTACACCACCATTATGGGCTGCCAGGACGTGCGCAAGTTTGTCACGGTGCGCCAGGTCAAAGGCGGCGGCGTGTGGGATGGTAGCGGCGAGTATTTGGGTAAAACGGTGCGCTGGTATTACGGTAAGAACAGCACGCACGCCATACGATACGTGAATAACGGCAATCAGGTTGCCGGGTCGCTGGGTAGCGTGCCCTGCATGGTGCTACCCGATACCCTGCCGGCTGACATTGACTATGACCATTACGCCCGCACCGCCTATTCCATGCTTGTTGACTTGGGCGTTATAGGTACTTGACGTACCATTAATAACGGTCTAGGATTGAATCATCAACAACGAATCGAGGTGTACAAAATGGCTACAATAACTGCAGACAACTGGCGCGGTCGGCGTATAGCAAAACGCGTTGGCCTGGCACGGGAATGCAACGCGTTGGCCGTGCGTCATATGCAGGCCGGTCTGACTGATGCGGCTGAGGGCTATTTTGATCAGGCTGCACGACTGATGGTGCTTGCCCGCGATATCCGCACCGCACATTTGGAAGCCTGATAATGACCCCGCGCCAACAGTGGCAATTGGCTTACCGTCATTATCGGTCGCTACAGTGGCGGGGCGCGCCGCAGCGCTCGTTCAAGATACCTGGCCGCATGCTGATGGCTTGCAATTATGCGTACCTCAGCCGGGGCGATAAGTTGGCCGACCGTCGCCCCGGCCACATGCTCAAATCGCGGCAACCAATGCGATTGCCGCACAGCACGTTTGGACCTTCAACAATGGCACAATGGAATTGCCGCTGCAGCTATAAGCCCTTATAGCGGAATGTCAGTGCCGCCCTCGTACCAGTCAAGGAAATACTGCGCTCGAGCAACGCCCGCGCCGGTATTGGTCAGCGCCACAATAAACGACGTGAGCGGCGGTAAAATGCGCTCACGGCCCTGCGGAATAGACGCAGCACTGCGTTGCGGGGCGTTGGCTGACCCAAACACGTGTTCAGGGTCACCGCCGTCAATCTCAGTGCCATCCGTGGTGGTTGTAACGTTCTTAGCTGCAAGGCAGGTTGTCGCAGCACCATTGACCGCGTTGTAATTGTGGATTGTCAACGGCGTGCCGCCTGTTACACCGGTCGGCCCAACGTACAGATTTATGCGCAGTTCCTCGGCCACGCATGCAAAGTCCCGCAGCTTGACGATTACCGGCTTTACCCCGGTGCGAAAGTGCATCTTGACCGTTTCGCCTGCGGCAATAGTGTCAAGCAGTGGCCAGTTGGCGCGCAGGTAGAATTGCAGGCCGGCTTTGACGTTGGCCTCGGTGTAGGGTTGGACAATAAACGCGGCAAGTCCGCTGGCCACACCGGCCGGCAGCGCCTGGTTGCTGGACCACAATACCGGCAACGTTCCGCCGACAAGGCCCGCAAAAGTAACACGTACCGACGACACAACGCCGTCAATCCGCACGTTGATGTAACCACCGGTAACAGGTAGCGCGGTTGCGTGTGCCAATGGTAACCACGGGCCGCCGCCTAATGCGCGATACTCGAGCGTTACGGTGCCAGCGCTGGGCGCTACAGCAAATGCAATGGCCAGCTCGTTGAAGCCGCCGGGGCCGCCCACCAAAGGTACGATTTGTTGGCCGTTAACTGGTTGTAGCGGGTAGTTGTTGATCATGCCAGGATGCCTCGAGTTTGCGCTTGAGTGCCGTGTTGCTCGGTTCCTCAATAGACAGCGCCCGGCGGTGTAGTTCAACGGCGGCACGTACCGGCGCAATTTCCCGCTCAGTGCCGCCCAGCACTTCCATGGCAACGTACAGCAGGCCGTCGATTCGCTCACGGCTCACGCGGTACGGCTTGCCGTCAACGGTCAGTGACAGGTATTCGCAACCCTGGTCATGGGTGTCAAATGCCTGCTCAAACTTGCCGTCACGCGGCACTATTGGCCACGCTGGGCGCGGAATGCTGCCCTTATCGACCAACGCCCCTGCTGGCATATGCAGACGCTGCCGTGCGCTTAGCCAAAAATTGTAAGACTGCACGCGACGCCAATGGTCGGCACCTAGCGCGCGGCTGGCCTCAGCGTCGTACCGCAGCACGCAAGGGCCGTCAAAGTACGGGTAAACCTGGCTCACGTGGTCACCAGTTCCATTGCCTTGGCATAGTTGACCGACCATTTTTGACGCAGCTTGCGGCGCTGTCCGGTCTTGCCGCGCGTGTATGCGCCAGGTCGCCAGGTGCGCAGATACAACTGCCAGGCCCCCTCAACGTCGCCCAGCGCTGGAAGTGGCGGCGCGTCGGTCCATAGCAGCAGACGGGCAAACGCAGCGTCAAGCACGTCGTTGGTTGTCTGCAGCGCGTCATAAACTGCGGCACGTGTCGGTGCAACGTCCAATGCCTTGCAGACCAAAACGGCCAGCCGGCTGGTTACGTCATGGTTGAACACGCCGCGAATGCCGCCGCCGCTTTCAAACTGCCAAATGCCAACCGCCGGGCCGCCGATTTGCTTTTGCTCTTGGTTGGGTGCTTCCTGCAGTTGGATCGCCAACAGCACGGCGATGGCCTGCGCCGAACGCATGCGCGGGGTTGCACCAAGCTGCTCAAGCAAATCATGCGCGGCGCTCAGCGCCTTGATTGGGGTCATTGGTGGTGGGTCCATTTCAGTCGGGGTAAGAGTTTCGCGACGTTGCCGCCCGTGCGTGCCACTGCGACGAATACGCACCCGGTGAAAAGCACCCAAAGCGGGTTGGCAGGCTGGCACGCGGTATTTAGGTTGGTGACTGTCCAGAAGGCTAAGGCCAAGCATGCCCCGGCGAAAGCAGCAGCCCCTATGCTAACCGGGGCGCGGTAACGCGTTTGCTTGTCGGGTTGGTAGGACCCCACAAAACCGACAATACCAAGCAACATGGCCACTTGTGCAAAGGTCAATACGTTGTCAAATGTCATCACGGGGTGCCCCTTTCTTGAACGGCAACAGTTCAATAAGTGACGCGAGCCAAGGCGGCAAAGTTCCGTTTTTCTTGATCATGACGCGCCAGGCGGTAAACAGCACGGCGGCCAGCGCGGCAACGGCGGCGGCGGGCAACATGGCTTTGTTGCTATATGGCGGCCCTTCGCCGTAAAAGAACACCCCGCAACCGTACCCGATACCCAGGCTAAACAGCCCCAAGAATAGCCGCTGCTTGCCGGTCGTTGCGCCAGGATACGCCAGAAAAAAGCAGCAACCGAACGCCGCGCCGGTTGCTGCCCATGGGTGGGTTGCTGCCCACATTGTTGCAAGTGCGCCCATTACCCACGCGGCGGCGATGTATGCGTGATCGGTCATGCGATGCCCTTAACCGGTAAAAGTTCCGCTAAGGGTAGCATGCTGTCTAAACGATGGCATCCGCCGCAATGAAAAGGTCGTCAATCTCAGTGTCGTTAAGCCCCAGCATTGCGCCCAGGCCAATTACGAGTGGGTGCGAGCGCTCGAGGTCATTGACCGTATCCCACTCAATCTGCGCCTCAATGCGCTCGTTGTCGGGCAGGCTGGCAATGACGACCGGCACTTGTGTCAGCAAGCCAGCACGGTGCAAAGCTAACTTGGCTTTGCGGATCGGCACCGACTGCGGCACGTAACGCGGCGGGGCACTCCACTTGCGCTGCTCGAAGCTCCAAACCTGGCGCGCGTCCTGCGGCGCAACGTGCACCCGGTAAAGGCCGTAGCTTTCACCAACTATAACCTCACACTCGGTGACATAATTGCCGTCACCGTCAACGAAAAACCCCGTTGGTGCACCAAAAAGCTCTTCAAATTTCTCATTCATAGATAAGCCCTCACCACTACCCGCCAGCTAGCCGCAGTCAGCGCGCCAGTGCCGCCGGTATCCTTGCGCAGCAACGTACCAACCCGCGTTGAACCCCAGCGACCGGTCAGATTTGTGGCATCTACCACCACGGTCAAACCATCACCCGCACTGATTGACATTGGCAGCGCCACAAACACCCGGTCACCGACCGCATAGCCTGCATCTGCCACGACGCAGCGGTATTCAAATACGATAAATTTCGGAATGCCGCCCAAAC